TTTTTAACAGTAGGGCTCATATGGATATGAATCCTGTCGTTGTATTTTTCTAAAATTTGCTCTAAAGAATTTAATTCATTTGTGTTTTTGTAATAAACGTCATGGTTGCCTGGAATAATATCCATATACATGTCGTAATCATAAAGCTTTTTAATAAAGACTTCAAAATTGTGTTTTAAAACTTTAAAGTTAACAAACCTGCGATGATCAAAATAGTCACCAAGATGTACAATGTCTCGTATGTCATTTTTTAGTAAGTATGGAAAGAAAACATCATCAAAAAATTTGGCAGAGTAATCTAAGAAAATATCAGACCCATTTTTTACCCCAGAATGGGTGTCATTAATTATAGCAAGTCGCATATTATAAAAACTCGTCTAGTAAGCCATTAATTCTCTTTTTTGATCTCTTCTTCTTTTTAAGAGTCTTACCAAAATTCTTAATAGCAGAATCTCTATCACGGATCCGTTGAGATTTAAACCTAACACGCTCAACAATACCTGATGCATCTAAGAATCCGCCTGTATCCATAAAACCTGCTGCGCCGGCGTGTTCCATATACAGCTCTTTGATATCTTGGTGCTTTTTTTCTTTAGCAATTCGTCTTAAAAATGCGTAATATGTAATTTGTGTAAAATACGCAAAGGCATTGGGTAAACCAGTGCGAGTTGCTTTCTTTACGTCATAATTCATAATAGCCTTAATACAGTTTTCAACAGCATCCATAACCATTTCCTCTCTGTATGTGTATCCCGAGAAATTTGGTTTATGTGAAAGACCTTCTGCGATTTTTAGAAAACAAGTACCGATATATTCAGTAATTATAGGTTCCTCCTCTCCCTTACTACGAGCTTCATTTGCTGAATTCACGTAGTCAACAACTGACCCAGAAAACTCTTTGTTGTTTACATAGTGTGGTTTCTCACTAGGTTTTTTCTTTTTCATAAGTATTTTATATATTATATACTAAATTACGCAGATGTAAATACTTTTTTACCACCTTGTGCATTTTTTTATTTACAATGTTTGGAGTATAGAGTATAATATTCTTAGAATAACAAAAAACCTCTAATTGTTGTAGGGCTTCCACTTGCTCCTCCATTCCAAATCTTTAGGCTTATCATAATTATACATTGCCTCATATCCTCCATCAACTTCGCCAGTATCTAGATTATCAACATCATCAGTAAATACTTTGTCTAATATGATATTAATCTCATTTTCAGTTAAATTATCTTGAAGATTAAGCTTGATAAGATATTTATGATATTGTATTTGGATGTCTTCACTTACTGCAGCAGATGTAATTATATTGCTTTTCTCTATTTGAATTATATCCTCGTCATCAGTTAAAACCCATGGGATGAGGAAAGAACTTCCTTCAGGTGTTAGCTTTATCTCTACCGCTCCTGAAATATAGAAAGATTGTGTATCTTTATCATAGTGTTTCTCATTGGCTATCACACTACTTCCATCACGCAACCGGTAATTTATCAATGCGTAATTGCTCAAATAGTCTCTCAACTCTTTTTTCATATAGGTACTTCGTGAATATTGTAGATAAACTTTTCTTTAGAGTATATTTTTACACGCTCAATAGCGTGATTTAGTGTATAGTTTTTCTTCGTCTTCCAAGAAAGATCATCAGCTAAGTCATAGATTGTAGTACCTTGCCCATCCTCTGTCTTTCTTAAACCTCGCCCAATTGATTGTAATACTCGTATCTGCGATTTTGTCGGAGATGCAAACATAATGTTGTGCAAGTTAACTATATTTATACCTGTAGAAAAGGTGCCTACACTAGCTACAATAACGGCGTTTTTTTCTTTCTCTGTAATCTCACGAATTTTTTCTCTTTCTTCTGCATTTACTGCTCCCGACACAAAAAATACTTTGCGGTCAGTACCCTTCAACCTTTCTGCAAATGCATCATACAAAGGTTTACCATGTTTTTGCACAAGATTATACAGAACAAGTGAATTGCCCTTTTGATCGCAAGTAAGATTCACAATAAATCTATTTCTTTTTTCGTGGGAAACTATATGATCAATTTCATCTTGGTACTTTAGTCCTCTACACATTTTTCTTTCTTCATCTGAATACTTAAGAACTAAACATTGAATAGTTAGCTGTGCTAGTGTGTCAGAATCGATAAGCTCTTTTGTTGTAGTAACTTTATACACTGGACCAAAATTACCTTCAAGAGTCATTTGGTTTGCTATTGTATCGTCAATAGTTCCTGTAGTTCCTATTCTAAAACCGGCATTTACTAACCTGTTCATAATTGTAGTTAGCGACTTAGCTTTGAATGTATGTGCTTCATCCCCGATGATCATGCCGTAGACAGCAAACCAGGATTGTGGTAAATTAATCGCGCTTTGCCATGTAGTAACAACTACAGACGAATCAAAACCACTTTTGTCTTTACCAGAGTATATCCGATGAACATCTTCAGTAACATCAAAGGATTTATCCTGCCAAGAATATGACTCAAAGTCTTTGTACATTTGTTCTACTAAAGATGTAGTAGGAACGACGATCAAAACTTTTTTGTCCATTTCATGGTTTAGATAATGTCGCATCATCATGTAGATAATAAGAGATTTGCCTGACCCAGTTGGAGAAATTAGTATTGCTCTTTTATTTTGAATTCCGTGAACAAAAGCGTCGAACTGGTAATCTCGAGGATTAATAAATTTGTCCTTTATACTTATTTTTGAGCCTTTAATAAATTCTTCTAATTGATCCTTTTCAAAGAATTCAGCGTTCTTCATTGACTTATCATAAACAAGTTTATATCCACGCTCTTGACAAAATTCAGCTACACGCTTCATCAAACCATAAGGAATAGTTTGTGATCGAGAATCAAAAAGCCGTATTTTACCATCCCAAAGTTTATTTCTATAAGCTGGCATAAACTTATAGCCTTCTGCAAAAAATGTAAAATATTCGCTAAGCTCCATTAGAATACCAGAATCATCTGATCTAAGGATAACTTTTGCCTCATTTTTCTTATACGCAGTTATCATTACATGCCAGAAGTAAACTTCTTAAATTCCAATATATTTTTTACATGGGTGTGGCGCCATCTAATATTGCCCATAATTTCTTCTAGAGTTTCAACAATTGTTTTCTGGTAATCAATTTGTGCTTTTATTTTTACAAGATCTTCGTCAGTTGAATAGTACATATCCATATCAGACTTCATAGGCTTAGACATGCCATCAAACGGATCATATTTCCATTTGTTCTTATCCATATCATCTTTAGTCATCTTTCCATTGTAATAAAGCCACTTATTCTTTTTCATAGATACATACTCCATTTCTTTTTTCTTAAGCATTAGTTTTGCCATAGAAAAAAGCTCTAGGTATTTTGCGTGCAATTTGGAAGATTTAAGCGTCTCGTCATCAAGGCATACGTCATCAATAACAGCATCCTTTTTCCACATCATTAAAATATCATTCAAATCCATCATATAGTATTATTTATTACTATTTTATGATTAGGAATTCGTCGTATCTAAAGGCAACATCTGCCTGTGCATATTCTACATCGTTTGACTGTACGTTAAAATCTACACCGCTTAAGGAAGTAGGAAAGGCATTCTTAAATTGAAATTGTTTATTAACAGTATTATGACTAGACATAACTGAAAGAATCATATCAGCAACTTCATACTTTTCAGTATTATCCTTCATCCAATTATATATTTCTGTATAGTTTTTCATATCTTCGTCAATGGCGAACCTTAAACTTAATCCTCCAAATTGACGAGACTCGCTTGTTTGATACGAAATGCCTCCTCTAAAATTCATTTGAACTTCACCAGAAGTAATCTCAGGTATACCAAAGTTCGTTATAAAGTACTCGGTGTTAGCATACTTCTGCCGATTGATTGTAAGTTTAAAACCAACAGGAGAAAGAAGATTCATGTTAGATGTTAAATTATTCTGAGCCATACATGTATTTATACAAAAAAGAGGGCCCTCTTTCGAGGACCCTCTTAAATTTAGGTTTTTAAACCGCCGTATTAAACAAGTGTGTTAATGTTCTTAACGCGGAATGTACGGAAGTATGGGTTACTATTAGCAGCACCAACACCATTAAGTGTAACCATTGGGTTAGCAACAAGACCGTAACGTGTCTTGAATGCAATCTTCGGCTGGAAGTTGTTCTCTCCAACAGCACGAACCATAGTAAGAGGAACGTACGGGCAGTAGAACACACCAGCGTCATATGGGGAAGTTCCCTTATAACCAACAGTGGCGTAGTCATTTGTAGCATATGGGTCAACATACACTTTCAGGCTTCCATTGAGTGTACCAGCAAAGGTATTACCAGCAGCATCAACAGCAATTTCACCTTCTCCGCCAAACTTAAGTTGACCACCAGCAGCAAGTGCAGAAGCAACGTTGCTTGAGCAGATAACGAAGTTACCCTTACCACGACGTGTTTCTAATGCAATTTGGTTGGCTTCCTTCTCGATCTGGAAGATCAAGGACTGGAATTTCTCAACAGCCCAACGGCCGTCGGCTTGTGTCTTAAGGTCAAACTCGTGTTTAACACCAATACCGGCTTCCTTAGCAGTAACAACGATGTTACGGATAACCTCACGGTTGATTTCCGCAAGGATCTCACCGGAAAGGATGTTAGCAAGCTCAGACTCAGCATCAAGGCCGTGAACAGCTTTGAGGTCTTGAGCAAGCTCCATGGTGTACTCAGCTTTGAGCTGACGAGTCTTAGCAGTAACAGTCGACTTTTCGATAGTGAAACCCATATTCGCAAGCGAAGAGGAAGCTTCACCAGTAGCTGTAACGATACCAGTTCCCGTATTGGTAATAGACGGAGCAGGAGAATCGAAGAGTCCCTTAGTCTGTGTACCAGCACCAGAGAAGTCTGTGTCAGCCTCATTGAAGAGTGCTTCAGCATCAGACGTTGCGATTGCGTTTGAAGCGTGACCGAAACGAGCCTTCATTGCAAAGATGAGACCAGTAGGACCAGACATAGGCTGGACACCAGCGACATCATAAGCGATGAGGTTAGGCATTGCCCGGCGAACCAATGAGATAAGCACTGGATCAGGGTTAACGACAGCAGACGTTTGGTTCTGTCCCTCGCTTAAAACACCGAATGAAGATGCGGCAGACTCCTCACGGAGAGCAACTTCAGTGTTTTCGAGCAATTTGGCTGTTACAGCCTTCCGATAGCTATCAGTGATAGCGGGAGCGTCAGCGTGCTCAAGCACGGGAGCCCATTTTTGTAGTTCTTTTTCTGCGTTTAGCATAATAGTTTTTCTTTCTTTTGTTGTTTGGTTGGGTTATTTGAAGCGAGAAAGAGTTGAAATATAGCGTTGCATGTCACCAGACAACTTGCTATTAGGATCAATT